TCGTCCACTTGATACACCACTTGCTGAACCATTACATGAGCAATTTTGTGTATCGTTATCTACTGCTCCACACGTACTTGTAGAACTGCTACTACTTGATGATTGGGGACAATCACAATATAAACATTCTGGTTCACATTCAATATCTTCTGTTTTTACAGAAAATAAATCATCACACAATGCAACCTGTGGAGATAATGTTATAACTCCATAACTTTGTTCTACTTTATTAACTAATTCTTTTGATAAATTTGTTGGATTGTATAAAAATTCTGTATCATATAAAGTTAAAATATTTTTAATTGTATTTTCTTCTAATCTTCTTGGCTTTTGGCCAGCAATATATAGAAGCATACCTTTCGATGATTGAATTTTCATAAAATGTTAACCGCATTTATTTGTTATATCGGAAAGACTAAAGACATCATCACAAACAGAATAATTATTTAAATTTAATGAATTTATATTTGGATATTTTACGACATGATCATAATTTATTTCATATAATTTTAAATTAAATGCATGATTAAATCCATAATTTATTATTTCAATATGATTTTCTGTTATATTTTTTATTGAAAAATTATTTGTGGTGTATATAACCATTTCCATATTATTTAACCTTTGGAATAATTATAAACCTGCCTTGTAATACTCTTAAAGTATTTTTTCTACCATTTTGTTTTTCAATTACAGATGTACCATTTAATATTCCTTCGGTATATTCCATCTCAAAATCATAAAAATATGTTCCGGGATTTATTTCTATATTTGGATAGTAAATAACTAAATTATGATCATCACCTTTACGTTTAAAAATAAGTTGACCAACTGTGCCAGAAAAAACACTATTACTTGAATCTCCCTTAAACTGTAATTGATCGGCTGTACTGCTAGCACCAACAAGTGCTGGTCTTACTGTCATTGTTCCAACTATTTTAAAAATTTTTGCATAATTAATAGCAGCCAATTCTGCAGGAATATCCATATAAACTGGAGGAGTGTCACTTTCTGCTCCTTTAAAAAGACAAATTTGTTGGCTATATTTATCCAACATGTTTATTTTAATAACAAAGGATGATCCTTCTTCTGCATAAAAATCGTAATACGCTGCTGACATAAAATTCTCCTATTTTATGAATATTTATAAAAGATCGCTAACATCATATATGTTTCTAGTAACTGGCTGTTGGCTCTCTTGTTGCTGAGATTTAGGAGAACTTTCTTCTTGGGGAGGTACACCACCTTCTCCTCCTTCTGCACCCATTGTTGCTTGTTGTGTTGCTTGCTCTACTTCTTGTTGAGTGGATTGTGCTTCAATTTCTGCAGTTTGTATTGCCTTCTCTTCTTCAATTTGACGATCAATTTCTTCAATTTCATCATCAGTTTGACGAAGAATATTTTTACGAATCCATTTATCTGAAAAGAATTTACCAGAATAATCCGCAACTTCTCTTAATACTCCCATTCGCTCTTTAATTAATTCTGTTTGTTTTGATTCTGCAAAATAAGTATCGGTTGAAAATTCAATCTTTAAATCTTGCTCAATGCCTTTCCAATCAGAATCATTCATGACACCTTTTGCTAATAATTGTGTTCTCAAGAAATTAGTAAATAATTCTGAAAACTTCATACGCATACGGTCAATAAATTTAGCAAATTTTAATTCGTCTCTTGTAATTTCTGAAGATCTACCCATATTAAAACCATTATCCGCTTGCATACGGGTAATTGGAATATTCAATGACATATAGAGTTTCTTTTGGAAATATTCTACGTCTGCCATTTCGCCAAGATTTTGACCACCGGGTAATGTTGAAATTTCTGTTCCTTTACCGCCTTCTCTTCGTGGTAGCCAAAAATCTTCAAGCATAGACATATGCTTTTTATCATCACGCATCTCGCCTGTACCTGCATCGTAAACTATTTTATTACGATAGCGATTCATTTGATCACGTAGATATTGTTCAGCCTTTACCTTTGGTAATGAGCCGACGTCTATGTAAAATACACGGCGTTCTGGTGCTCTAGATACGCGGTAAATAACTGTAGCATCCTCAATCATTCTTAATTGATTGAGTGGCTTAATTGCTTTATGTAAATGACTAACAATTCTTCTTGAAACAGAATCATATAATCCAGAGTGAACATAATTTATTGCATCTGGTGAAATTCTCAATCCTTGAGTTGCTTCATAAGAATTTGTATATGAATTTGTTTTTTCTTGAGGAGTATATACATAATACTCTTCATAATCAGTAATCATATCCACATTATTTAATTTTGTTTTCTTTGTTATTTCTTTTACTTTTTTAATTTTTAAAGGATCTACTTGACGAATTTCTCTAATTCCCATAGATGGTTCATCGTGTAAAATTTGATGATAATATAAGCGACCATCAATATACCAACGTCTAATTATTTCAAATCCTTTACGATTAAAATCTAATAAATGAAGAATATTATTAAATTCTTCAATCATAAGTTTACGAATTGGGTATGGTAGATTTAATTTATCTGTATTTAATTTAACTAAAATACCATTTGCATCTTGAGTTAAAAAATCATTCATGACACCAGTAATTGCCATATCAACATCAGCATGCAAACTCATTTCCCTATATTTTTTTATTAAATCTGAATCTGAGCGAAGGTATCCATCAAGATCAACATAATAACCTTGAAGACCTCCTGCCTCTATATAAGCAGCCCCATCATCGGATAATGGGGCTGCAAATGATAGTGGCTTATCTTCTTTTTCTTTACCAAACTGAAAACCAAAAAAATTAAATGCCATAATATAAAACTTTCATAAATTAAGCAATTGGATTTGCTGGTGAACCTGGATTTGCATTTGCTGTTGCATTTCCATCTGTAATTGTGAGACCATGATACTTAAATGTAACTTGGAATTCTGAAATTGTATCTGGTGTATCATAAGAAACATCGAAAGCCGCAACATTCTCACACCATATATGACTTAATGTGTAAGTTCTGGCAACTGTGTGATCTCTCTTTAGTTGTTTTACCGTTGCAGTTGTTAGTGATAATGCGTCCATATGGTCTTGACCTGCACCAGTTTTTGGAGTATTTGCAAATTGTTGATTAAAGAAATGATTCCAATCTTCAAAAAACTTTCTGTATTGCATTTGTTCGTCATTTATAATTGTTACAGTCCAATCTTCATATGTTCTATCTCCAGGAATATTAACAACACGACCCATAAAATTTACTGGGATTGTTCCTAATACTGTAGAAGGAATTGAAGATGCCTTACAAAATACTTTAAAATTGTCTTGTTGACCACCCGGTACTTGTATGCCAATGTTTCCACCAATATTGAAAGATACTTCAAATAGGTTTGGTCTTGCGCCGCCATCAAATGTTCCGATGAATTTAGAAATGTCTGTCATTTGTTATTTCCTCTTTAGTATTTATATTAGACTCCAGAAACCTCTTCAAAACTTAATCCTGTTGGAGTTGCAATAAAGTTTAATTGAATAAAATTGATTGATCTATTTGGTTTGATATAAATATCAGCCACGAAATTGTTAGAATCAATTACTTGTGCTGTATTATTAGTTTCATCACAAACCACTCTAAAGTCTGTGATACCTCTTCTTGCTTGAACATTTCTTAAAAATGGTTCAACTAATAATCTAAATTGTGAGCGAGTGAATTCATCGTTAAATTCAAAGAGTATATTTCTAGCAGCGGTTGCTATTGCTTTTTCTAGAACAATGAAGAGTCTTCTAACATTAATTCTATCAAATGCACTTGGTTTTGTTAATAGTGTTTTGTCTCCATAAAGAATTGGGCCAGATCCTTCGAAAGACACTACAGGATTGATTCCCTTCTTATATAATTCATCTCTATGTGATTTTGGTGGATTATATGCTAAACGAACTGCATTTAAAATACGACCTCTATCTGCACCTGCTGGTGAGAACCAAGGATCTCTATTTGTATCAGTTCTTACGCAGCAACCAGCAACGTCTGCACATAGTGGAATATATCGATAAATATCGTTATATCTATCATATTGTAATTTATTACCACTATCCATTACACCATATGAAGATGATATATTTAAAGCTGTTCTATATTGTAAAGCAGTTGTTAGTTTAGTTGTTATTGCTGTAGTTGCATCTACTGTTTTTGCGGATACGAAAGCAATACAATCTTTTCTTTGTTCTGCAGTTTCTATTACTTCTTTTGCTGCTGTTGCTTCTAGTGGACCAGCAATAAAGAAAGAAACATCAATTTCATCAGGATCGCCAAAGAAGGTATCATAATATGCGGCTATTGCTGCATCTGTGATTGATGGATGATTTGCACCGCCTGTTAATGTTGTAATTTGTAATCCACCTGATAATACACCAAATGCAGATGATGTTGTTGTTAAGTTTGTTCCCCAAGTTTTACTTTGGGGATGGCTTACCCACCAAATATATTTTGATTCATTATTTATAACTGCTTTGTAATAATTTGTTGTACCGTCTTCTTTTACACCATTTGATGCTTTTGATAGATATGAGAATTTTTCAAGAACTGCACCTGGAGTTCCTGTCCATAATCCATCTTTATCAATTACTAAAACGTGAAGTTCGTCATTGATACCAGATAGACCTAAATTATTTGCAAAGGTAGATGTTCCTGGAACATTATCAAAGTTATCCATCCAATCTGCATAATCATCAGTTGCAGAAGAAGCACCATAATTTTCTGATGATTCATTATCAAGAACAACAACCTTTAAGCTATTTCCTAATTCTCCTGGATATTTTGCAGCCCAAGGTCCCTTACCACTTAAAGTTGTTGCACCATTTGTTGTATAATCTTGTAAATTTTTAATTTGAACAGCTGCACCACTACTTACTGCGTTTAAATCTGCAGCAGTGACAACACGAACTACTTTTAAATTGTTTCCATATGCTAAGAAATTGGCAGCACAGTACCAAAATTTTGCATAATAATCTGAATTTTTTGGGGTTCCATAGGTATCGACTAATGTTTTTTCGTTGTCAATCAAATTAACTTCCTCTGCTGGTCCCCAATTGAATGGCGAAACAATCCCACCTGGGGTTGTTGCTACAGCAGGTACTATTAAAGTGACATCTTTTTCTGTTATATTTACTCCGGGGCTCAATTGAAATGCCATTTTTATATCTCCTTGGGTTCTTCTTAATTCTTTAGCATTATGAAAACAGCAATTCGCAAATTACACTATTTTTTCTATCAGTATGTATATTTTTAGAATTTTTTAATTTTATGCTTTCCAGAGGGTGCCCTCATCATCAATTTCGCCTTCATTGTCTAGAGAGGTACCATCGTCCAAGAATCCGAGAGGCAACATTTCATCTTCTAATTGTTTTAATTTTTCATTAAATAAACTTTGTCGAATATCTAAATTTGTTAAATCTTTAAAATAATTTTGAGTAGATAACCAAGCAAAGAGTACTAGGCATACGACTAAGTCATCATTATAATTTGCTTCTGCCTCGTAACTGTCTCTTTTTGCAATAAAAGAAACTAATTCTCTTATAGTCTCATAGTCATTAACTATTAATTTATCAGATTCAATCATACTCTTCAATACAGAGCATCCTAGCTTCTTTACAGCCTTTGTGGTTCTAATGCCTCTTTGTATTTCTGCCTTACCAAATCCACCGTCTAAAGTCTGTCCCTTTCTGCCGCGTATACTTGATACTAATAAATTTTCATATTCAAATTCATTATGTAAAATATCGGCAACTTGTCCACCTATATCGTTGATTTCTACTAAAACATATGCATTGTTATATTGTTTGGCAACAGGAATGATTGCACTAGGGTATACAAGTGGAGACATTATATTATTTTTAAATGTTGCTACTACTTTATATGGCATTTGTGTGATATCAATCACATTAAATGCATGATAATCTTGACCTACTCCTCTAGAAGTATCTACAGACATCACATACATATGATCTTGTTCTGGTTTACCTGGAACCACAATAGGTTTTTCATATACTTTTAGACCATCGTCATTTTGATATATTGGAGTTTTAAATACTAATTTTCTTAATTTATTAGCATTAATTAATGTATTTGTACTACCAATAAATTCACATTCATGTTCTTTTCTAAATTGTTCTTCACTAGTATTTTTTATTTGCTGATCACGCCAATCTTCATCTCTTCCGGGAACATCCGACCAATGCACATCAACGTATCTAAAATCACTTCTATTTTCAGTTGCTTCTGTCCAAATTTTATAATATAAATTTAATCCATTTGGTGTTGAAATTATTACTAATTTTGTGGTAGTACCGGAGGCAATTGTTGGATATACTGAACTATAAAAGTCTTCGGCAATATTATCTGGAATAAATGCAAATTCGTCTAGAAGAATATAATTAAATGAACCACCACGAATAGCACTTGGAGAAGTTGCAGATGCTACAATTCTAGAGCCATTTTCAAATTCTATAGAATACTTATTCCATTCCTTTACGCCTTGTTGCAACCATTTTGGTAAATATTCATAAGCAGTTTTTAAACGATCCATATGTAGTTTGGCAATAGATTGTTTATTTGCAAGAATGGCAATATTTTGATTAGGTTTAAATAGTGCTTCATGACAGATATCAGAAACAACACAAGTCGATTTACCACATTGGCGAGGCATCTTAGCAATAACAAAACGGTTATTTTTTATAGTCCGTATCATTTCTTCTTGAAATTCGTATGGTTCAAAATTAATTAAACCACGATCAAGATTTACAATTTTTATATAATTTTTCATAAAGTATACCGGATCATTCATACATCTGGCATACTCTGCAATTTGCTCCTGAGTAAAGTTTACTGGAGTATTTGTTTTCTTTAGGTTTGGATTTCCTAAATAAGAATCTTTATTATGTGCCATTTTCTAGTTGCTTTATTTGATCTAACTGACCCCGCAACATTTTTTGTAAATCAGCAGTGCTACCCACAAATATTGCATTATCAATTTTAGTTTGAGTTTGATTGTTGTTTGTAACTGAAGTATCTGTAATTTCTTTGATCTTTTTATGTAATTCTATTAAGTCTTTATTTGCATCTGCTACACTCTTGATCAATTGTCCTACAACTTCATATGCTCTTGGGGAATCTCCTTCAGAGGCAACATGTAATATACCATCTATTGCAGCAGAACCTTTGGAAATAAGATTTTTTAAATTATCTCTAACTTCAGTATAATCTACATCAAAATCTGAAATTTTATTTTCAGATTGATTTAAATTGTTTTTAGATGCTTGTAGTATTTCTCCAACACTGTTTGGCGTTGGTTCTTCAATATTAAATAATTCATTTAAATTTTCATTCATATAAATTCCGTAATTACAATTTTATATTCATAACTATCATTTAACTTAACATTTGGATATGCAATCAAAACTTGTTTATCTCCATTAATATCTATAACATATTCACCATCGGTATCTTTTTCATATACTATAGGTTTAATGTTTATATTAACTATTTTAGCCATATCATTCCTCCCAAGTATGAATATTAATGTCTGCATTTTCTATTAGACCAGTATCTCTTACTGGACCATAGACTTGTACTTTGGCAATAAATTGAAGTTCCCATGTTAAAATTCTATGCAAATCATCTTTCATATTTCCTTCATAGTTTTCATTTGGTATAACTTGCCCCAATACTATTGGAATATCTAATTTTTCATTTTGATCTTCTAAAATACTTGGTTTAATTGTTATATTAAATTGAGGATTGAAATATGGCAATATTTGTTCTATTATTTGTAGACCATCATCAACATTTCTAACATATACATATAAAGAAAATTGAATATTATATGGAACTTCACTGTAATGGTATTGAACAGATTCATCTGGTTTTAATGAATATCTTTTTTGTATAAGATTCCTTTTTCGCTCTGCATCATATTCGATACCTGTAATTGCAAAAGATAATCGCGGCAAAACAATTTGAGTAGAATATGTTTGCTGTGAATCTACACTAATATTTAATCTTTGAAACATTCTTTCTTTGGATGCATATGTTAATGGTATTTTAATTTTTTGTACTTTATTGCTCTGTTCATCTGTTCTTTCAACGTAAATGTTATTGAACAGTGTACCAAAAGATGTTACAGTTTTTCTTATAATTGAGTGATAAAATGTAGAAAACATTAATAATTACCTTGTGAGAATGGGTCTTTTTCAGTAAAATCTATTATATTATCACCATCTAATTGTAATTCTTCATTATCATTATCAGTTTTAACATCCATAATATATTTTTTATCTGGATCAGTATCTGTTCCAAACTCACCAACAATATCTTGTTGAATTGAATCGATTTCTGTATTTCCAGTATCCATTTCTTCCATAGAATATTTAAACAATTCACAATTAACTGAATATGTGTATAACTGACCTTGTTGAAAGAATACGTGGTGTGTATCTATAAATTTAATTTCAAATAATGCTTTTGATAATGGAAAATAAAATAAATCTCCAACAGTAGGAGCAGTTAATTGAACTGGCCTATCTGATAGAGTAGGTATCTTTGTTGCTTCTTCTGCAAATCTCTTTCTTGAAATTGTTAGTGTTATATTTTGTTGCACTTCTACACCAAATTTTCCAAGTAAAATACCTTCACCTTCAAATGCTGTGGCATTTTCAACAAATGCTTCAATTTTAAAATGATCTTTAAAGTAAGATAGAGGGTCTTCTCCAAAGATGTAATTTTTTTTAGTAAATCTTCTTGGTATATAATATACATCCAATCCATACATTTTTATGGATTCTATGGATAATTCTTCCAACAAATTTTGTGTTGGTTTATAAGTTATATTATTTACAAAGGGATTTGTTGCCATTTATTATCCTACCATAAAGTTTGGAGGAAGTTCGTATTTACTTTGAATCTGTTCTTCAATTTGTTGCATTTCTTGACGCGCTTCAGTTAAAATTGTATTTGCATCCATAGTTACTCCACCTGGCAAAGAAACGCCTGCGTACTTAGACAAATTTTGCCCCCATTGAAATTTAATTATTGCAGTACAATATTTTTTAAGAAGCCAATCATTATATATTTCTGTGTACATTACAGGATCAAGAATTTTATAGGCTTCAAACATCATATATTCGCCTAAAGTAACTTGTTGTTTCCAATCCATATTTACATATATTCTGTTTGTTACTCTACTAAATTCTATACTTTTTTCTGGTGTTAAAATGTCTTGCAACATCTGCATATGTCTACGGGTTAAATCATAAGATATGAGGCTATCACTGTATGTGTTTGTTCTAAGGCCGTATAGATCGTTTAATGCTATTTGATAGCGAGCATCAAACATGCCTGTGCCGCCAAGTGTGTCAAATAATTGATAACAACGAACAACACTAACAATAGATCTACCATCTGGATCTAATGCTGGTGCTGCCTTAATGTTGTTCGCTGTATCCTCTAATACTGGTTCTTTAAGATCTATATAACCCCTAGTTCTATCCGCTTGAGTAATTTGTTTTCTTAAATATACTCTTTCTACGCCATCAAAATGATACTCTGAAAAATATTGCAGAGCATCATCAAGACGATCCTCTATTTGAGAATCATCAACATTGATTTGTATTACGGGGTATCCTAGCCTTCTAAGACAGTAATCTTTAAGTTCTTGTCTACTATTTAGCCTCATTTAATTCTCCTTATATAATATTTATATATAAGGAGATTTAAATTTATTCAGAAAATAGATAAGAAACCTTATTTAAATCGTTTGGTGTTAACTTTAGATCGTTTCCTAAATTAGTTAATACCATTTTTTCCCAATTTATTTCAATTTCTTCATTTAGAAGACCAGTAAACTCGTTTAAGAATTCGCTCTTCTTATCGTCAGATACGTTTGTACCCTCTTCATTAGAACTGTATTTTTTAACTAACTTTACTCTTTGTTCTTCTATATTCTTCAATTCTTGATTTAAATTATTTACTAATTTCATAAATTTGTAAGAAATATTAACAGGAAGTTCTAGATCTAAAACCTTAGTTAATACTGGAACAGAAACATAAACATCGCTTAATTTTACTTTCATACTATTCTCCATTAATTAAATGATACTTTAACAAAACTGACTTTATATTGCTTACCCGATGCAACTCCCGATATACGGAAGTTAAGGGATCCACTTCTATATATATGAGCAAAAGTTAAACCATTGATATTATTGTCTAAAATTGCATTAGAAGATTTCATTTCATCTTGAACTAATAATGTTGCATTTTCAGGTGCTCCGGCATTTAATAATTTAACTGTAAACATTTTTTTAATATTTAAATTAGCAACATCTTGTATCAAGATATAATATACATTACCAATTTCATCAGAAGTTAATGTATCTAAAGTTTGTGTGTCACTACTTGAACTGACATTAACAACCTTTTTAATATAATTTGATCTATTGATTGGATCAGCAGAATCTAATAATTGTAATTTACCCTTAACATTAATATCTGAGTCTACGTAATAAGTTGGATCAAATTTAATATTTGATCTAAAAATTATTGATTTTGTGGATGCTCCGCCGGACATAGTTGCACCTAAAATTAAATCTTTAGAATTATATGATTGTAATAAAACTTCTGCAGAATTTATTTTTGTTATACGCAGATCATCAATTTCATTTGTGGTATCAAACCCGAATCCTATATTATTACCAAAATTAGTAATTAAAGATATACTTTGATCTGATGAAATTTTAATAGGCGATGCTAAAGAAGCAGATGATAATCTTATTTTATCAAAAGTATTTAATGACATATTTAATTGTTGATTATCTTTTATTCCTGTAGTCAATTTTCCCGTACCTAATACAACCGAGCCAGTACCATATGGTGTTAATTTAATATTCCCTATGCTGGAAATACTATTAAACTTTGTAGCTGATAATTCTATTTGATCTAACGAATTTATTATATTTAAAGTTGTATTAAATGGTTGAGATGGATTTATTGCAATAATATTATTATTGTTATTTTTAAAATATACTATTCCAGAGGATGTAAAAGATTTTCCATTTAAATCTAAATTATTAGCTAATTTTGGTGTAAGATCATCAAATAGTTTGGACATATTTGCAGTAAATGTAAAGGTTGGTGTTGCATAAACACCATCTAAATTTGTTCCAGTTATTGTAATACCGTTACCACCAACTAATTTAAATTTGCTAGTTAGAGATAGTGCTGTAGTATAACCACTAGTGGCTGTTGCTGTAGTTTCATATTCCACTCTATTAAATGTATTAATACCTAAAGAACCTGCAAGAAGATTCATTGGTATGCTAGATAGTTGACCGCTAAATCTACCTAAAACTGAATTTGTATTTATTACTAAATTTCCTGCCACATATCCATTAATATCATTGTTATTTGTAATATAAGTAGATGTTGCAATTTTTATTGAATTTTCAGGCATCACTCCCATATCAATATTTAAAGAATAATTATTGGTTGTAGAGTTATATGTTTTTGTTAAAATAATATTTTTGTAACCCGAATTTCCTGCAATTAAAGAGGATGTAAAATATAACGATGTTGGATATGCGACGGTATCATTATTAATTTTAATTTCTTTAACACCATATTCCTGAATACCACCTTGTGCAGAAATAACAATTTGATTTGCTGCATTTGTTGTTAATTGTATATTTGTTCCTGCTACAAATTTTAATGTTTCATTACCTGTTGTTGCTGGTAATTGTGTTGTCGTTCCGCTATAATTTATTGAAGCAGATTTGTAATATACACTAGACGTTAATCCTAATATTGTTCTTGCTTCAGAACCACTTAATGATTTAATGAATCCACCAGTTGGTCTACCAAAAAGATTATTTTCTTGTATTACTATATCAGTTACGCTTCCATCAGTATTATCATTATTACCTTTAATACTATTAACAGGCATATCCGATAAATGGATATTTAATACTGATGAGGATTTTATATTAAACCCAACATCAATATTGTTAGTATTAACGCTGTGTGGAAGAATTGTGGATGTTTCTGAAAATGTTAAAACTGAACTGGTACTTCCAGATGTAAATGTATGATCTGGAAGATGTACTGTTGTAAATCCTGAAACATATGATGTAAAATATGAACTATTTAGAGATACTGTGATAATTTTATCACCATCTGTTTGTTCTTCACCTTGTAATACGATTCCAGTTCCAGCCTTAAATCTAATAATATCAGTTTTTTGAGTTGATTCTATTAGTGTAACAGAGGAGTTATATTCAACTTCAATAGCAGAAAAAGTATTTTGGTTTTCTTCTAATATTCCTGTATCTGCTGCATTTATTAATTTTCTTAATGTTGTTGGTGTTAATACTATTAGATTACTTAATGTACCATAATCATCTCTAAATCTACCAACTACCCCCTCATCCGTAATTTGTAAATCTGTTGGTGTTCCAAAACTATTACCTATTTTTACAGAATTTGCAGTCATTAATTGTAATTCATTATTACCAACAGTTCTAGAACCGGGTTGACTATCTCCGGTTGCAGTTATTGTAACAATATCATTTGTATCTCTATCAAATTTAATTCCAACACCAGCATTAAATACAAATGTACCATTTGATGTTGCCGATTGAATTGTAAATTGTTCTTGATCTGTATTGTCTGCCGTAAATTCAAAAACACCGAATCCATTTGGAGCATGTATTTCTATTTCTGTATCTGACCAACTTTGGCTAACTTGTATTTCTATTCCATTAAAACCACTAAATATTAACTTATCATTTGGAGTTCTTGCTGTATATCCACCAACTTGACTATAAGTATGTTGTGTCCCAGGACCACCTGAAGCAAAAATTTCTAATTCATGATTAGAATTTTTTGTTATTGCTATACCAGTTCCCGCTTTGATTGATAATATATCGTTTACTGAAGTTGGATTTAAATCAGTATTTTCGTCTACTAGATGAATTGTTTTGTATAGTGGTGTTTGTGATTGTGCAGAATTTAATAAAATACCAGTTTTTGTACCTGTTGCAATTAATATTGGTTTTACTATTGTATTTGGTTTTGATATAGTTAATTGACCCGGAGTTTTTGATAAGTAATATGTTTCCCCTCTAGTTAAAGATAACGAAGAAGTACTGGCATCAAATTCTCCAGAAAGTGCTACATAATATTTTGAACTATTTTGAATTTTTTCAACTATACCTATTGCTTCACTATTTATTTCTGTTGTAGCATCTGCTCTTGTAATTACATAGGAATCTGTATCTGTAGATATTCTAACAATATCACCCTCATTTACCATTCCCAATACATTTTCAGTAACAAATCTATTTGTCCATTTAAAATTTAACACGCCATTTGTATTACTAAATGGAATCTTTCCCGATGTAAAATTAGTTGTGTTTTTAAACTGTAATGAATTTTCAATATCACCAATATAAATTCTTTCCATTACATGAAGAGTCGAGATTCCTGCTACAGTATAAATTTTAAATATTGTTCCGTCTTGTGAATCTGTTGAAGCATTTAAACCAAAGTTTAAACTATTATTTGATGGTTCTGTAAATATTTCCCAATATTGAGAAGGTGAATGTTGTATTTTAATTAAATTTAATGCTTGACTATTCAATAAACCAAAAGTAAAATTACTAGAACTAGAACCAGTTTTTGAAATAAATCTACCTTCAGTTCCAGAAATACCCAAATTTTTATTACTAAGCCAAGTGCTTATTGAACCATCATATATAAAATTTACCTGACCAGCATCTTCTGTAATTATTTTTAATCCAGCATTAAATGTTGTATTTAATGGAAAATTATTATTAGTATCAACAGAATAATTTAAATAAATATATGGATTTTTAAATAAAATGTTATTTGAATTTAATAATAAATAATCAGTTTCAAATGAAACATAAGAATTTGCTGCTTGAGCATAAAAAACATGATCACCCTTTATTACATAAGGTAATATATTTTCAGATTTAACTTTTCTCAATCCTGATGCAGTTTGTGCTAAAAATAAATCTGTTTGTTCTATTTCTACAGTTTGTAATAATGATGAAAAATTTACTTCTAAACAATTATCTGTTGTTATTGTTAGTGCAGAAGATGAGCATAAATTTATAGAAAATGTTGCATCTCCATTTGTATTTTTATCTACTGATATACCTGATCCATCTTCAGCAGTTGAAATTTCAATTTCATTTAATCTATCAATAGTATCATTTACACTATTTAAAAGATCGTTAAATGTTTGACTAGGTAAAATGTTATCTATTGCCATTAGATCTCTCTTCTTTATTTAAAACTGATAAAAGTAAATTTTTAATATCTGAAATATTAAATTTTATTTGCTGAATTTCTTTATCCAATATATTATATTTATTGTTTAAATTTTCCATATTTTTAGAAGAATTTAACTTTTCATAATTATAATTTAATATTGCTCCTGTATACGGATCACGAACCAAATCTGGCCTACCTTCTACCTTAATATATTTATTCATAATACAACAATACCTCTCATATCTTTAACCTTTGGTACTATTGCACTGTTTAATGAATACAAACAAATTTTAATAGCAAATTGATTAAATTCAGAAATATCTTCTGGCAATTCAAATACCATTTCTCTATAATCATTTTCATCAATAGAAGTAAATTCTGATCCAGTATATTGCAATTTTTGATATTCATTATTATTAAAATTATCTTTAATAAGGGTTGGTTTGGCCTTGATGTATACATCAATATTTGTGCCAGAGGGCAAACATGTACTTAAATATACTTTAACATTTTTAGCTGTAAATTCATCTGCAAGTGTTACTGGTTTAGTAATGTATCTTACACATGCAGGAGTTGTTTGTGCTATTGTTCCTGCTTTTAATATACTCTTTGGTAGCAATTCACTAGTTATTAATTCGGTCTTTGGTGTGCCTGATGCATTTAATTCTGCAGTATCAATCATATTTTTAATAAAAAATATACCAGATTGCTGTAAATCTATAACAGGACTTACGTGTTTTGATTGATTATTTGTTTCTAAAATTAATCTATAACCTATAGTATTTGCATCTGGGAAATCGCTCTTAGTCAATTTATATGGTTGTTTTAGATATAAATCTGTTTTTGATATAACAGGAATAATATCAAATGATGATGTAGTTTCATTCTTTAAATATGAAGTTAAAGATAATCTACAAGAATTAAAATCCATATAAGTCACTGAAGCATTAACTAATTCGTATGTTAATTCGCTGCTATCAAGTTCAAATGTATTATTAAAATCATTTAAAGTATCTACTGTAAATGAATGACTCTTAATGCCAGTTTCAAAAACACATTTATTCAATCTAAACATTAAATCAATATTTCCATCTGCTTGCCATGTAGAAGCATTTGCAGATTTAAAGAATACCCCTTGATATGGCTGTTGTGTTACTCTTTGATTTGTTCTGATATCATTTCGACCCATTTCTGCAACATAAGTTGAATATGAAGTAACATCGGTTCTCACAACCAATGCATGTTGCCCTGGAGCAAGATAAACTGGAGTATCAAATGTAAATGTAGTTACAGTATCTGCATTATCAAAATTAGGCAGAAGTTCTAATTCATTTAGAGCTTTTACTTTTGATGGGGGAAGTATTGATGTTGCATTTGGATAAATTTTATCAGAATCTGGGTATCCATTTACGACTGGTCGTATTTCAACTTTAACTGATGCATTTTGGTCTTTATCTGCAAAACATAAATCAACACTTCTTAAGAAAATACCATCTGGATATGCAATTGGATCAACAAAGAACGTTTGAGCAAGAGGGTCCCAAGTTCTAACTTGTTGTTGTGTTCTTTTTTCTTGTACTGGAACAGAATCTTTAGCAAGATCATAACTTCTTACTGAAATTATATCTCTTTGTTTAGTCATTGATAATCCAGATGAACTAAATGTAGCAAATCCATACATTATTGTATTGTCATCATATCTATCATTCTTTTGACTATCAGTAACTACAAATAATTTATCACCAGTTCTAAATTTACCTTCTGGTATTGTAAATTTAATATGAACATTTCCATTTTTATCTGTTCTTGGGCCAGTTGGTAAGTTTTCTTTATCTGTAAATTTTACTAATCGTTCAGTATCTGCTTGTGTAATTGGCCCCGTTCTGTTTAGATCACTAAACACAACGGAACAAAATTCTTCAACATTTACACCATCATAAAAAGCATAAAACTTAGTATTTGGTTTAAAATTAGTACAATATATGTCTAAGGTTTGTGGTCGTGTATAATGTTTAATATCAAAATCTACAACCTTATCCCCTAAATCTGTAGTTTCTACTTTTTCTACTAATTTGGTTCCTTCTAAACGAGTTCTTGTTTGATCCCATTTAATCAAATCTTGTGCAACACCGCCAGCACCTCTAGCATGCCCTCTATTCAATATAGAAGTTGTTCGTGAACCTGGAACATCTTTCCATTCAGTCCATTGTGTACCCCAAGGTGCAAGATTATTATTATTTAATATATCCACCATCTTTTCCCATGCGTCTTTATTGCCATCAATATTAACGGTGACATCAGGTTTTCTTGTTATATCAACCCAATCATCTACTGCTGGTGCTATTATAATTTTACCATCATATTGAACAACATCAAATGGTGCCAGTAGTTGTTCTTGTGTTGCTAATGGTTGTTGTATAAAAATTTCTTGTTCAAAGGGTAACATATAGAGACCTGTACCAACATTTTGTATAAAGAAAGTATTTTCAATATTGGTAGACATTGTCTCTTTAAAATTAGCAACTACAGTTCCTTCAGTTTGTTTATTTGTTCTTAATTTTAATTTTGTTGTCTTGAACGGTGGTCTCAAATAGCCTAAAGAAAAATCCATAGAACAGTTATAATCTACATTTGTTACATCACCAACGGAATGTCCAATAAATGAGTCAACTATAATACCATTTTTATCTCTAGTATTGCCATCTGCATCTTTAATTACCATATCGGTTGCTTCTTTCTCAAGAAGAGAAAGGGATGTATAGTATTCTAAATTATTAATTCTTGTTTCTAATTTACCAATATCGCGCATAGTATAGCGTTTATTTTCTATTTTGCTATACTGTATTTCCTTTGTATTAATTGTGTATCCGGGGACATATACGGTGTATATGTGCATTCCATATTTTGAATCTATGGTTGGTGCGACTGGAGATAATGATGAGATTCCTTTTTGTATAATAAATTGTTTATCTTTATTTACATAAAGATTATCTATTCTTGATGTGTAATAAGTATTTTGCAATCCGTAAATACTTTCAGTTGGGGAGAATAGATGGTCAATTTCTGTATTTGCAGTTAAAGGATTTTCATCTTCTGCTAATACTACACCGTTTTCAAGTTTTAAAATTGGTCTAAAATCAAGTAAAGAACTTAAATGATATTTTTTATTTTCTATAGTATAATATCCAATTTCTTCTAATGGTATTTGAATTCCTGTTGGCTGCTCTGCGGTTATACCGTAGACATAAGATTCTCTAATTACTGGACCAGATGCTGTTGCTGTTGGATATAATAAACCGTTATTGTTTTGTCTTCTATGTAAATAATAAGTATAAGATAACTTTAATCTAAGTACACCTATTGTTGCATAATCACTCTCTGTTAGACCTAATGTATCAAAAAATTCTTTCTTCTTATATGACTTAAGTGTTATCTTTCCGAAAGAATAGATATCATCCCGTTGACCATTATCTAATTCAAAATAATCTACTAAATTTATACTTGTTGTTAAATCAGCATTTTCTTTAACGACTTCTAATAAGTCTTTAATATCAGAAAGAGTTAAATAACAATACCATATTTGACTAATATCATCATATATTAATCTTCTATATTCATTTGTTTTTGTTTCTAAATCTTTAATTCTATAATTTGCATTTAAACTTCCTTTAAAGTGTCCATTAAATATAAAATTGGATGCACCAATATCGGATGGTTTTCGTATTGTTATTGTTTGTACATTGTTTACATTTGTATAACTTATTAATCCAGAATCGCTTCCAATTTTCTTTATAGATCCATCATTAGTTTTATATAAAATATAATTATTAGGATTGCTTGGACTAAATAATAAATCACCAAATTGCAATTCTTGGAAAGTTACTGTATTTGAACTACCACTAAATTTAGAATAAATTAATTTATTATAATTTATATCAATTGGGCATTTAACTTTAGAGAAATAGTATCCACGTTCTAATGGATATAATAATCCATTAGAATTTTCGTTTTCAATAAAAATATTGCTTAAAGGTATATTTTCAGTTACAGTTAATAATTTATCTGCAATGTTAAATATATTTCCTCGTCTCTTATAAGTTTGTATGATTTCATCTTCAGTAATTGCTGAACTTGTACTACTTCTTTTTACTATTAATTTTCGCAATACTCCATCAGAATCTCTAATAATTGAATTTATTATTCCATAAGAACCGAGATTGGTTGTAATTATATCTCCAGTCTCCAATGTCCCATCTACACTTTTATCTACAGAGATATAATTTATTTCTACAGAATTTGTATTAATTTCAAAAAGTATGGAGGTTTGATATAATGATGAATAAGTTAAACTATTAAAATATTTTTTAATATCTCCAATATTAAAATTTATATTTGGTTCAATAGAAAATAGAGAAACATCATAAATTCCAACTTTATCTGTTGGTGTAATATTTCTAATACCACATGTGCCTAATGCAACACCGTAATTATTAATTCTTGGGCCATTGATGTAAAAGCTGGGCCCTTCATTTAATAATTGTCCTCTATAATCATCGTAATTTAATATTTGTTCATACTTATAGTGTGTGTTCTCTATCATGCCCGAACCAGTAATTACAGTATTTGTTAATGTATACTTCCAACTGGCCCGATCTTGATTTAATGGAACAATTTTATTTTCATATGCACCAGAATTTAACATAAAATTAAATTTTGCGGCTTCTATTAAAGGATATTCTAAAATTAGTCTGCTGGGGGTTAAAAGACTTTCACCAAATGAATTTGGATGAATCCATTTTACAACTCTAGCACTAATATAATCATTTTCATCATCTTCATTATATTGAACAACAATTGAACCCGGAGAATATTGTTGATCAGAATACCATCCTCTAATAACAGTGGGATCTACATTTTGGACGATATAACTAGAAGTTGATGGAATAAATGCACCTTTAATATCTGGTGTATATTCTTCTTTTATATTTAAGAAAAACCCATGTATGGGTTCTGATATTGAATGTATACCATTACCGCCTAAATATTCTGTTCCAGATGTAGATGTTCTTTGATAAATTGTTCCACAGTCTATTCTAAATTGTGAACCACTTATTATAACATAAAGTTGTTTTGAATATGCAAACCAACCCAAAACAGATCCTTCTATGAGCCCCTGTGCACTTTGTGTTGGGTCAATTCCTTCATATATCTGTGCACCATCTTCAATTTGCCTTGTAAATCTCCAATCATATTGATATACTCTATTTGATGGTGATGAACTGGTTACAGTTGGTACATATGTTGTACTGTTGACATCTAAAGTAACATCATCACCAAATGTTATTTCTTGAACTATAGTACTGCCTTTAGTTAATTGTTCACTAACATCAACATAATATCTTGCACATGGTGTTGTTGCGTTGATATCTTCGATATAATAATCGGTTTCTGCGCCATATTCAAATTCATTAATTTCTTTATTAAAATCAACAATAACTGAAACCGTTGAAGTGCTTGCTCCAACTAATACTGCTATAATTTTTCCAGTTGCTATATCTATATCATTTTCTGAAGTATTTTGATTTGTTGTTGAACTTTTTTGTTTAAATTTTAAATAATTACCACCAGTAAAATTACCAAAATCCCATTCTAATTCTGCATCAGAATATCCATCACCTAACCATTTATATCGATATTGCCCAGCCTCATCGTAAACAGCCGTTAATTTATACACATTAGTTAATGTGGTAATTTCTCTAATACTACTACCATAACCAAATAATTTTCCACCATCAACACTCACTGAGTTTTTTGCTTTTTTATTATTAAATATTACACCGTTCTTTAATGAAAAATTACCTTCTTGAATTTCAATATAAAAAGTTTGTTGTGTATCACCAGGAACATATCTTAATAGATAACCCCAAGCAGTGACATAACCTCTTTCATCAAACTGTTTTACAATATATGGGGATTCATTTACATTATTATAACCATCAATAAATGTACTTGGTTCTGTCTCATCATATGCAGATATTGCTTCACCTCTAAATGGAGAATTGCAAACAATTTTTACAACATTTTGCTTTGATATAGAAGCAGTTTTTAATGCGTATTCAGTTAGCGAATTTTGTTGGCTAATTGTTGGATTTGAAATTGTTGTTGTAAATTTAATCTCTGGCATCTTTAATCCTTATTATATTTATTATATTACCGGAGCAGAATCAGAATTTCTGCAGAATAATACAGTTTCTCTATTTGGTTGAGTGATACTTCCGTTTACAATATATTGATTTAATGTTTGATTTTTAATAAAAGAACTTACATGAATTAATTCTGCTGAAGCAGTTCCTTCAGTTGGAATGCCAGTAAAATCTATTTGTACCAACACACTTCCAGAGCGAATTGTTAATTGCTCTTCTACGATATTATCATCAATATATGTATTTGGAAATAGTGTAACAGGATTTCCACTTAATAAAATTTTATTTTCTAATAATACATCAATATTTGTGGTTGTTGATATTGTTTCTCTTGCTTTATCTGCAGTTAATCTATACGGAGTTGTTGTTTCAACTTCAAATCCTTCAACATATCCTTTACCTTGTCCTAATAAACATACAAATTTATCATTACTACCTTGTTCATCATCTGATAATAAATATGTTCCTTGTTGATCGTATGAATATTCTATAGCAGTATCAGTTCCATTTAAACTGCCAATATTTGCAAATGCAGAAGGACCCGATATATCGGATTGCTTTATTGATAAAGGTTCATTTAATGATAGAGTATTGAATGATACTTTATTTAATGGAATTATTATTAGTTTTGTTGTTTGTACTGATTTCACTATACCTATTGGTTCATCTAAAATATCATTTGGATATTTGTATGAATCATCCAGTTTTTCTATATTATTGTTTATTAGTTTAGCTAATCTTGAACTTGGGGTTGTTCCTGTTTTAAAAATAAAATCCCCAACATCAACTTTACTATAATCAAAATTAGCAGAAAAATTTAATGTAAATTCATCATTTCTTAAATGTTCTCTAAATTCTAATTGAAATGGTCTAACAGTATAAGAACCGGATTCATCATAAGTTCTTTTTGCAAAAAGTTTTAATATTTCTGCATATTCTGTGTTTTCTTTGGCAAATAATAGAATACCTTTTTTTACTCTAGCAACTTCTATAAAATCGGTTCCATCATAATGTTCTACATTATTTTCATCATATAATAGTTGAGTTGGGACTAGATTATATTTTAATCGATCTGCTCCAGGTGCTCTTTCGTTTAAAAATCCAGAAGCATTGTCTAACAATGAAGAATCGTCAACAAAGTTTACATAATCAACATTTACACTAAAACCTATTCTTTTTGATTGATATGAAAATAATCTTCTTTCTAATAAATTATTTGCATATGCAACACCTATCCCAGTATTCATTGATTGTTCAATTTCAATCTTATTGGAAGGCAGAACTGATGCAACTTTATTTAAAACAATTTGTGTTTTGGGATTTTTTATAAATCTACCATCTTTATAAAATATGCCTTCTTCAATAAATGCTACTAAACATGAATTAAAATTTTCAACATAAACGGTATTACCAATTATTTTTTTATTAATAAATTCAAATGTAATTGAGTTTTGTGATGGATTATTCAGTGGTTTACTTGCGTTTAGACCTTCATAATTATCATTAGTTACTTCTTTTAATACTAAAGGATGTGTGCTGGTTATTGTAAATTTATTTAAATTTTCAAGAGAGCCTTTTATAAATTTAAATATTATTATACCTTCATCATTTCCTAGAGGATCAATTACATCAATAATTTGTATTTGAAAATCTTGTTCTAAATTAAATATTCCATTTCGTGTTGTGTAAATTTGTCCGTCTAAACAAACATTAGATGGAACAAATGATTTATAATTTTCAGTTAAACTATTATAAAAATATTGTTTAAAGGTTGCAAATGATATGGATACACCTAATGCATCCTTCATACTGTTTGTTTTTACTCTAGCAAAGAAATAAGTACCAACTGAAGCCTCTCCACCAAATACTTTAGTGCCATCCACAAATAAATGGTCAGATACTTTAGATATTTGGTTTTGTAAAATTGATTGGAGTTGTGTCAGTTCTCTTGCTTGAACTGCATATCCAGGTTTGAAGAGCATTTGTAAAAATTGCTTTTCTTCATTAAAATCATCAAAATATGGACTATTTTTTAAATCTTGTGGGTGTTTAAATGTCATTTTAGATAGAAATTATTACTTTAAAATTTGCTGTTGAATCCGAACTTAGAGAAATTGGATCAGTATTTTCAATATAAAGAGGAATTCCTTTATTTTTTATAATATCTGATTCCACTTTATTGTATACTTTCCATGCACTTTCTTGTGTAGTATTATTATTTATATCATATATTTTTAATAAACCATTAGAAGTTAAAAATTGTCCTTTATACATTTTTACTACTATTTTTGGTCTAGCACATTTTAATTTTACATCATTAAATTGTGATTCTGATAATTCGGGAACATCTCCTTCTGGATAGGAATAATATTTTACAGAAATTACCCTACCATAGGCTAATATATTTCCACTAACATCTGTTTGACAAATTAAATCATTTATATTAAAATTATTTACAGTATCATCCAAAATATTTGGAACATTTATATTTTCACCCTGCCAAATAGTTACAACTGAACAACCTTTAATTGTAGTTAAATTATTTGTTGTAAAATTAGAACTATCATTATTATAAATTAATCCAAATTTATAAATTTGATTATCTTCCATTGCTGGCATATAATTAACATTTATATTAAATTTGCTTTCACCAGAAATTAAACTACTTTCAGATGATCCTATAGTAAGAGTCTCTGTTTCATTATAATTTGGTGTTGTTAAAGATTCATAAATGCCTTTATTTGTTGCATTTATTTCTTTTTTAATAATCAACTCAGAGCAATTTAAATCTCTAAGAATATCAAATCCCAAACCACCTTCTAAAGAATATATTGGTCTATATTCATATCCATTGATTGATGTTATTTGTAAATCACTATAACCAGATCCAGAATCAACAATATCAATAGATTCAATTTGTAGAGTATTTGGATCTATATTTGGTATAACAGTTAAACCTGTACCATTGCCATTTAATTTTAATTTTGGCAAAATCTTATAAAGTGATCCTGTCAAATTAGGAAGCTGAGGCATTGATTCACATGTTACCAACGAAATTTGAGTAGATGAATAGGAATATGTATCAATAGTATAAGATGCAATAAATTCATGTGTTGTTGGATTATACAAATAAATCATATAATCATCATTATATGTTGCAGTTGCTCCACTATCCTTTGCTATAGTGCTTTGTAGACTATCTGTAGATAATGTTAAAGTTTTAGTATTTAAATTTTGTGTTGTGATATTAAAATCAGAATTTAAATTTAAATTAACTGCTTTAGGGAAAATTCCACCAATTTTAGTTATTTTTATTTTTTCTATTCCACCAAAATTAGATGCACTGTAGGTATCAATATTTTGTTGTATTTTAACGTGTGTATTTGTAGTAAATGGATCATTTTTCCATTGTATTAATCTATACATATGTTTCCACACATAATTATCATCAGAAGTTATGATAAAATTTAAATCATTACCAGTTGAAGAATATGGCATCTCTGTACTAACGCTTTTATCATTATTACTTACACAGACAAAAACATCTAAATGATTATATGCTGTATTTTCTATAGTTACATAGAAATTTTTATTTTTTAAATTTACGTCATCGGTATATTCATCATATATTGTATCAGATTCCCAAGGGTTTAATTCTATTGCATATGCAACATCTCCAGGTAGTATTTTATATGCTGAAATTAAATCATGCAAAACCGAATTACTTTCTGATATTGTATCGGATATTACAGAATTATCAGAAATAGTTGAAGCCAAAAATAAGTAATGATTTCCAGAAATTAAATCATTTTTTAATGTCTTCAATGTTCTAAGTTTTAATGAATTTTTAAGATTCTGCATTATTTGTATTTCCTGCTATAATACCAAGATTTAAAACATCTTGTAATTTTAATTCACCAAATGGTGTATCATTATTTATACTAGGTATTAATTTATTTGGATGGATACCAACTGCCCAATATTTATTAATTGGTTTTATTGAATTATCTGTAGTTGTGCTTATATCTTGTTCAGTAAATTGGCCAAAAAGATATTTAATTTTAATACCATTTACTGCTTGCTTATATACTCTGTCATTTATAGGAGCAAGATGAGGAGGTTGTGCATCAGGTTCTAAGGGGATTCCTGCTCCACCATCATATACCACTAAATCTTTTTTTGAAATTTTGGCATTTTGTTCATTTTGAAGAATATATGCTTCATATTCTGTTGAGATATCTTCTGAACGCCCATCCGAACCAATTTTATATCCATCCGGATATGCCCTATATCCGGGAATATTGCTGTATATTTGAATATCATTTAAATCCTGTTTTGTTTCAAAAGTATATGCAGCATAATTTCCAAGTAACAATGAAGAAGTTATGTGTGCAGGAACTCCGGTAATTTGACTATCAAATAGTATTTTTGTTTTTGCTGAATAAGAACCAAATATACTAAATCCTGCTGGATGCCCTAACTTTTTAACAATGTTTAAATATTTTTTTTCTGATATTTTTCCATTAACAACATATGAATAATCATGATAATAGATATTGTCTGGCAAAACATTTCCAGTTGAAAGTAAAGAATTTGTTTTTGCCCAATATCCATATGATCTTCTATTGAATGGTATTTTGTATATGGATCTTTTTATTACAGAATTTTCTATTGGTGTATCTATATCTTGTGCTTGGTTACCGTATTCTTCGTATAACATTGCCAAATCATCATAATTAATTTGGCCATCTTTATTAAAATCATGTAAACTTGTTGCGGGGGTAGTTGGACCAAATGATATTAATAGTGTACCAATATCTCCACCGTCTATAAGACCAGTACCATCCAAATCGTATATTGAATAATTTATATCATAATCAGTTTGTGGAATAACTTCTAAAGGAAAATCTTTAATCTCAGCACCATCTATTATATTTTTAATATAAATTGGTTTCGATATATCAAATGTACCAATTATTTGATTTACTTCTATATCTGCAACATATATTCCATTTTGTTTTCTCACTGTTTGATGGGTTGCATAGCAAGAAGCAACAACAGAATCATTATCATTATATTGATAAATTTTTGCAGCTTTAATGTATTTAATAAAATTAAAGTTTTTTAAATAACATTTAATTGTATTTTTTGTTACATATGATCCATCTGATGGTCTTAATACCTCATCTCTTGGATATTTTATTTCTATCTCTGCATCATATAATATTCTGAATAAAAATTTTATTGAATCAACGGTTCCTTTTGAGTCATAAAATTGTTTTATATTTTTTAAAATATTTGATTCATTTAAATTTAAATTTGTTTGTCTATCTCTAGATAAATTTACACCAAAATCTGACATAAATTCAGATTTTAGTGTATTAAAAATATAAGAGGGACAGTTATCTGGATTTTTATATTGTTCTAGATTATACGGAATATAATTTATATTATTTGTTGT